CTGACTTTTCAATATTACTTTGTATGTGGCTCACCATATAATCGGGAACTAAAAATTTTACTGCGGTGTTATCTACTATTTCCATACTATCCTTTCTAAACTAATACTTTACTATAATAACTTATGTAATTCAACTATTATTTTACTTTATTATGTGCTACTACTTTTCGGCACCACTCTAAATATTCAGGTATTGGTAGGGTGCTTCTAAAGGAATTTACTGCTCGACAAACTAATTGAACATTCTCACTATTATACTCTTCTCCGGCTTTAATTCTATCTATACTTGCATTAGTAAATATGGTAGCGCCTTTCTTTCGTATACAAGTCATCCTAACTCCTGACAATGCACATCTATAATTTTGTTCCTTTAATATTTTTATAAGGATTTTAGGAGTAAGATTTTTTCTATCTTCTCTACTATTTAATATGCCTTTAAAGAACCATTCCCAGTTACCTTGATTTTTTTCATATACCCGTTGTCTATATGCAGATTTTTTACATTTAGGAGAGCAGTATGTCTTACCTACTTTGTCGTAGCTGAACTTCTGACTACACACAGAACAGCGACGGATCTCCATTACTGATTAAACTCACAACTGGACACAGGACACCACCGACATAACGGAGTAGGACTAGGCAACCATACATCAGAGTCATAAGAATTATCTAGTCTTGATAAAGCCTTTTCAAATATGGCCCACGATAAATCTTTATCTTCTCTTTTGTATTCGTCAGTGATAAATGTCTCATGCATTAAAAATAATAATCCTGCTTTCACATGATTAACTTCAGGGAAGTGTTCAAATACCATGAGTGCCATAAGGCGTAACTGTTTAGTGTCAGGATATTTATTACTGCCTGTTTTATAATCAATAATAAACGCAGTGTCCCCATCAATAATAATTAAGTCAGCAATACCACGAACCCATCTGTTTTCATCTTTGAAGTCGCAAGGTTTCTTATCTCTTGTGAGTCCCATCTCATATTCACAAAGTTTTTGTCCCGGAATCTGTATTAATGCATCAACTTGTGCTTTGAATCTTTCGTAGTTTTTAAGAAGGGGTTTACCGTCTCTGACATATTCTTCTAATGCAGTATGCACTTCCTTACCATAGATAGTAGCTTCTGTTTCTTTGAATGTAAAATTTTTTAAGACTCGACACTCGTAGTATTTACGAGGACATTGTTGGAACTCTTTAAGGCTTGAGAACGACCAAGTATAGTCTGCCATTATCTACCCTGACCTTTGTATTTTTTAAAGCACGACTTTTTATTTTTATTCATCGCGCTTGTCTTCGGTCTACGTCCGCCTTGTGATGTTCGCTTGTGAACCGACTCGTGATTATTTCCCGTTAGGCTTTGTTTTACTTTCGCCATCTTTTACCTTTCCTTTACCAAAAATTCTATCGTAGTTTTCATCAAACTTTTTCTTATTGGTAGGTCTTTGTAGACTACCTTTTCCACCATCACCCATTACCAAAATACCTCCATTTTATTATTACGTCTGATTAAATGACCTTGTAGTGTTATTCTATATTCGTTAGGTTTATATTGATTATAACTTGCTATTCGGTGTAAGGTTGTGCCGTCGTGCCATAACATTTCGTTTTCTTTATACCCAATATATAGGGGCATATTATCTATCATGCAGTCTATGCCTCCTCCTGATTCAGGGAGTAATATTGCCACAGTAAAAGTGCTTGTATCCTGATTACCAATCTCTAATGTTTCATGAGGATAGTCTTCATGCCAATTACCTGCAATACTTAATAACTTTTTGTCTGATGGGAAAATATGAAATCCTGGGTAACACAAGTCTTTAGGTAGATATATTTTCTCGTTTAGCTTGTCTTGTAATACAAGTAATACACTATTATATAGCTCTTCAAAATTACCATACAATGTTTTATTCATACTCTTTTGGGCTTTCTTATATTCAGGAGTCTTACCATCTAAATATGCACTGCGACCTAATGTATAAAACGGAAAGTCGTCAGACCGAGATACCCACATATCTTGAAGTTTAAATAAATTATCTATGACTTTATCTTTATCATAGTCTAGCTTATGAACTGTAAATTTAGCACTCGCCGTAGCTATCTCCATAACTTGCCTCACACGCAACTGGTAAACCTTTAGCCCAGTTAGGTGGTGTAGACATGACATTCATTATATATTCTTGTGCTGATTCAACTTCATCTTCAGGAACCACACAAACGGCAGCGTCATGCACTGTTAGCACAGGACGATACTTTTTATTTACTTCTAACATCTGTTCACCCACAATAATTCTAGCAAGGGCTTGAACAACATTCTCGACGACTGAACCACCCCATATACTTACTTCCCCTCGTCTACTCTTATATAAGAATCGAGGTCTTGTCTCAGTGGTATCCAATCTTAACTTCCGATACTTAATGAAAAGACCGTTCGGTAATTTTATACCTTCTTGAGTAACTAATAAACACTGGTGCTGTCCAAGGTAGTAGGGCTTCTTTAATTCAGGCCATGAAGCTATGTCATGTAGAGCGTTCTCACAGTCACGCCACAACTCTATAACTTTCTCGTTCACATCTCGATAAACTTTAACCAGTCGTTTGCTTTCTTCTTCATCTATCTCAACTCCCGCCATCAACTTTAATGTCATCTGTAATTTAGTCGCCCCTGTGCCATACCCTAAACCTAGAATACAAGTCTTACCTACGGCTCGTTCTTGTTTAGTTATCTCTTCAACTGGCTTGTTATATACCTTAGATGCAAACTCAGAATAAACATCACGCCCTTCTTTAAACCACTGCATAACATCGTTCTGACCTGCGAGCCAGACAAGCACTCGGGCTTCGATCTGTGAGGAGTCACAGTTAATAACTTTGTAACCCAGTGGGGCTACGACTCCATTCTTCAATGCTTTTTTCTTTACGTCTCTCGATGGTAGGTTTTGAAAGTTCACCTTGTCTGATCCTGCCCAGCGCCCTGTGTGAGCGCCGTAATACTTTAATGGAATAGGTAGTTTGCCTTTGTTCCTAGCCCCAATACCAAGAAACCTTTCAATACGAGATTCCTCAATAGTAGATTTCGTGCCTAACCTTACCCGACAAAGTTCTTGGATAAAGCTATCCTCGTGTTCACATAGTTCTAGAAAGCCCGTGTCGCCTTTTGCAAGGGCATAGGTTTCTTTGTTTGTTGTTGGACTTATCTTCAGTGGCACAGTTACACCAAGTTCTTGCAATAGTTCAGCAAACTGTTTGTTACTGGCTAACTTCTTCCTTACTTCTTCTTCGGTCTCACATTCTAGTCGACTCATCAGCCCACCAAGCAGTGCTTGTTTTTCTTCTCTAACTTCTTCGAGCCGTGCTTGTAATAATCCATCATCAACTTCGAGCAGTGGCTGTGTATACATACGCAAAGTCATGTCAATTAATTCTAGTTCTTTTTGTGGGAAGTCTTTAGATAGAATGTTAAATAAGTTATAAGTCAGCTCGACATCATTCTTACAATACATTCCATACCGGTGTAGTTCATGCTCTTGGAAGTCCTCAAGCCGTTTGCCTTTTGCATCAATTACTTCATGGCCTTTTTCCCCAAGATCATAATGTTTAGCTAAGAAGGCTAACGATCCACCAACATCAACGCCATTGACTGCACGAGCCATAGACAAAGTATCAAAGTATATAGCAGGGTGAATACCAAAGATCATACTGAGAATAGCGCCATCAAACAGCGTGTTATGACAAAGTAAAACTGAATCGCCCCAATTAATTTTAGTAAGGGCTTCCGTTACTTCATCACCTGAATACCACTTGGTAGAGCCATCATTAATTTTTATACCCACTCCGATAATTTGAAATCGCTCATCTCGGATATATTCTTCGGTAGTTAAATTGGATAGACTAAAACCAACATCATAAAATGTTTCAAAGTCCAGTGTGATTAGATTCATTTATTTTTGTCTTTCTGCTGTTTGCAATAACCATGTGCGTCTAGTGTGAAACCACACCACCATTTTTTATCTGAATAATATTTAGCGGGACTTTTGCATTTCACGCATTTGTTTCCATAAGTTTTGATAGACATCGGCTTCTCTTTTAGTCCTTGGTGTTAATTGAATTGCATTATGGGGCTGAAAAAAACGATACCCTTGTTTAAGATTCTTTTCCCATACCTTTACTGTTTTTTTGCTCACGTTCATATTCTCTCCGATCTTTCTTAATCTGTTTAATTCTTTCGCGTCTAGTTTCATTTGACATATAAAACCAATTTGATAAGTCCTCGTAGGTGCGAAAACAACTTATACATCTTGGCTCCCCATTAATTTCTTCGTAGCGACATATATCTGTGCATGGACTAACTATACCTTTCTTGTTCATCTCTGCACTCCACGCTACACCATCGGCGTTTATCTTTCACGGGCTCACCACACCAAGTGCATTTGCCTGTGTCGTTTTCTTTTACTTTTGTATCAAGTGTTCTCATTGTAGCATCTAATGCTTTTTGCACTTGCTCATTAGCTATATCAATCTCATCTGCCACTTAAACTTCCTAAATTTTTCATCCACGGGGTGTTAGTGCTTTTTGTCATTTTTTTCTTTGGGACTTTAACACCAGCCTCATACATTTGGTCAAGCACTTCACCTTTGTATCCAGTCCACTGTGTAATTTTTGTGCGAGTAGCATTTGGAAATTTTTTTAATACTTCTTCTACTCGTGCTACTTTTTCTTCAAAACTTAATCTTCTATTATCTTTCATAATAAACATTCTCCTACTAAATTAAATAATTCTTGTTGTAAATTTTTCTTAGGCTTGGTTTCTAATTTTCTTATATCAAGAAAAGGTTTTTCTTTTCGATACCAAGCATACTCAGTTTTAGACATACGAAGTTTACGAATGATGTTCCCTTCGTCATCATAGATGGCGTGTGTAAATTCAATCATTGATTGTCTCTGACTTTCTTCCTTAGTTTTTGTAGATAGTAATCAGCTTTATCAAGATCTTCAATACCATTCTTTAATGCAAATCGCCAAACATATTTGATTACATTAGCTACGCATACTGCTACGATACCAACTAATCCCATTGTCGCTGATTCTATTGCGTCGATACACTCGACCTTGCCTTGAGTGTAGTGTTTTGGTTTGTTTACTACATCATCTTTTGCCATTGGCTACCTTTCTTGGAAGAACAGGCATACGAACTTTAACCCAGTCATTTTTTCTTTCTACTACTGTCCATGTTGAATCTGCATTTTGCATAGCTTCGTGAACCCATTTTTCCATAAATTCCATATCATAAATCCTCTAAAAGTTTAACCAACTCGTCCATGTTACCTTCATTTACGACGATTGCCAATCCTTGATTTTTACGAATTTGTGTGATATTTAGATCTTGCAGTGCAGTGGTTTTGCCCTTATTCGCTTTGCACTCGATCCCAATGAAATGACCTTTATAACAGGCGATTATATCAGGAACTCCCGATCTACCATAACCGCCTGTAAAGGCATAGAAGTGATAACACCCGAACCCATCAAGTATTTTTTTAACTTGCTTTTTTACTTTAGCTTCAGGTGTCATATTGTTGGAATGATACTTAAGTCCGTCCCACTGGAAGTCCACAGAGAACCCCCATCGTTACCCTCGTCATCAGACATAGGCACAAGCCAGT